AGGCGGGCCAAGAAAGGCAGTGTGCCGGCGCCCGAGTGGACCAGCGAAGGGTTCAAGGAACTGCATCAGAACGGCTAGACCGAGGTGACCGCTGTGCGCCGCGTCGGCGGTCAGCCTTCTCCGCGCGGCCCATCGGATCATGCTAAAGCTCGCTGCGAACCTTTCCCCAGACTACGAGTACTACATTGGCTGGACTGGGCAGAGTAACGCCCGTCCCTGGGGATCGAAAGCAGAGGGTCGTTCCTATTTCGATGACTTCGATGTCGAGTTGGTCGGCTACACGTTGCCAACCGACTCGCTGATCTTTGGTGCCAATTCCCGCTCGGTCGGTTCGACCGAGGTTGTGACGGCCTCGCCGGCCGAATTGAACGCGGACCAGTGGATCGGGTGCAAGCTGCGATTGGCAGCAACCACTGCCGGCACCACCGCCCTGCTGACGAAGGGCTACGCCCAGGTCATCGAGAACTCGGCAGGCACAATCACGATCCGCTGGTTGGTGTTGCCGGCGGTCGGATCTGGCGTAGCGTTCAACTCGGCCGGTTACTTCATCCGAGACGATTTCAAGTGGGCAACCTATCCGCAAGTGCGCGTGTTGGTGCCTTACCAGCCGACTAGTGACGATATCAACAGCCGCATCATCCCATATCCGACGGCCAACGGCGTGTGGGACCCATTCGCCTTGGGTTCTGGCGTCCTGATCCCGAAAGGACAGGGCCTGCAACTGCCAGCGCCTTACAGCGTGCCGGCAGGTGTCACGAGCTTCGAGGATCTCGGCCTGTTCCTTGACTTCACATTCGCCGAGGGCATCGCCGGCTTCGGCATCAGCGAGTTGACCAGCTCGAACGGCAGTGGCACCCGCACGATGACCGCAACGACAGCGAGCAGCTTCACGTTGTCGAGCAACACAGATGTCAACGCGGATGCATTTGTCGACGGCTGGGTGGTTCTGGACTGGGCTGACGATAGTGGTGGTGCTGGCACTGGTGTGATGAAGCGCAGTTGGGGCCGCATCCTGTCGAATACGGCTGCTGCGACACCAGTGTTCACGCTGACGAATGTTGGATGGCTTGGCGCTGGCACGCCGACCGGAACTCCTGCGTACCGTCGGTTCACCGTGTGGGTGCCGCACTTCAACGACAACCCGCACAGTTACCTCGGCGACGGGTTCAACTACCCGAACAACGAAATGCAGCCAGGTGGCTTCCCGAACGGGAGTTTCGCCGGTGTTCCGATCATCCGTAACAAGCCGCGCGGTCTCTCAAACGAACAGTATGGTGACCGTTTCGGTGACATGTTGGTGGCAGCGTCGCGACTTTCTTCGGCCATCGGCAAGCGAATCAACGTTGTGTTGCTCGGCGTCAACTCGTCGTCGCTGGGACCAAACTCCGTACCAACCACCTACGCGACCGACGCGATTGTCGGTTGGTACAACCGGCAGAACACGTCGACCTGGGATCCGGCCATCTCGACCTCGCTCTACCACCGCGTCATCCGCCTGATCTCGATGGTGACGAATGCGTTGCTTGCCGAAGGTAGTACCAAGACCGCCAAGTGCCTCGGTTGGGTGCATCTGCAAGGCGAAGGTGATGCACTACTCGGCAGCGCCCGCCAGCACTATCTCCAGTCGGTGCGTGCGTTTGTCACCGGTATCCGCAACGCCATCGACGCCGCCGGGCACAACCCCTACAGCAACGGTGCCAAGATTCCGTTCGTGCAGCCACGCATCATGCACCTGCCTTACGAGATCCGGGGCACGGTCACCTACTACGGCGTACCGGTGACTGTCGACGGCGACTCGGAGGGCCGAATCAACTCGGCGATCATCGACCAAGGCCAGACCGACGGCTTTGGCGGCACCATCTACACCGATGACTTGCCACGCTTTCTGCCGGATTCCGGTCACTGCAACGGGGTGGGTGAAGCCGAGCGTGGTGCCCGTCTTGCTGATCGTCTTGGCAGTCTAATCGAGTTCGCGCTCCAGCACGGTCCGGCCAATGGCGTATTGGTTACGCCGCCGCCTCGTATCATCGAGATCTGTAATGTGGCGTTGCGTCTGATCGGACAGACCTCGAGCATCACGTCGCTTGACGATGGTAGCGCCGAGGCCATGCACTGCAAGGCGTTGCTGCCGCATGCCCGTGACGTATTGCTGCAGGTCAGACAGTGGGACTTCGCCACCAAGCGGGTGCGGCTCGACAAGATCCGACGACCAGACCAGTTCAGCTACGTGCAGTTCACCTACTGCTACGTCAGGCCGTACGATGCGCTCAACGCCTTTGCCGTGCTGCCGCCAAAAGTCGAAGAGGATGATTTTGACTCCAATCGGGTGCTGGACAGCGGCTACTCGGCAACCTTCGCGGCCAACCGCGGACATGCCGATCCCGTGACCTTAACGGAGGACACGTGGATTGCTGCAGTCGAGGAACAGCCACAACCCTACGCGGTCGAGGCTTCGCCCTGGGGTGGACGCTACATCTTCACGAACCAGCGCCAAGCCATCCTGCGCTATACTGCGCGAGTTCTCGATGCGGACGCCTGGTCCGATGCATTCGTTGCGGCCGTCGAGTTTCACATGGCTTCGCTGCTGGCCAGCGCCATCATCAAGGGTGACGTTGGCGAGCAGGTGGCGGCTCGTATGCGCAAGCGGACGGCTGAGGCTCTCGGCTTGGCGGCCATCTCGGATGCGAACCAGCAGAAAACTGTAGTGGCGCACATACCGGACTTCCTTGCGGACCGATGAGCCGGCATCCCAAGATCTTGAGCAGGTCGTTTGCTGGTGGCGTGATGTCGCCAGAGATGTTCAGCCGGTTCGACGACCTGCCGTTTCAGTTCGGTGCGGCCGAGATCACGAACATGATCTGCAAAGCGCACGGTCCGCTACTGCGTCGGCCCGGAAGCCAGCTCGTGCGCAAAGCCAAGAACAGCAGCAAGCGGGTGGCGTTGCTACCGTTCAAGTTCAGTGAGTCGCAAGCGATGGTGCTTGAGGCCGGGCGCCATACGGTCTCGCCGACGCCGTCGCACGGACCTACTGAGATCGGTTACTTCCGAATCCACGACGAAGGCGGCACCAGGCTTTACTCGACCGTACCAACCACTTACGTCACCGAGAAGACCGTTTCGGTGGTCTCGGTTGCAAATGACGAACTCGAGTTCAGTAGCAGCCATCTGTTCAACACTGGCGACCCGATCGTCATCCAGCCTGGTGTCGATTCTGGCGGCAACGTTACATTCTCGACTACGACACACTTGGTGTCTTTCGTCGGCAGTGCAGGTCACCTGTCGAATGGTGCGCAGGTCATCTTCTCTGGCGCTGGCCAGTTGCCATCCAACCTGCAAGAATATCGGCTCTACTACATCACCGAGTACACAGCCGGTAGTGCGTTTCGCATCTCGAACGAAGTCGGTGGCACGCCGATCAACTTTGCGACCGCGGGCGGCACCGCCAAGTGTGTGGTGATGCCGTTCTGTTCACATGCAAGCGGGACCAAAGGTCTGTTTGCCAACACGGTCTACTATGCAATCTCAACGTCATCGACCAAGTTGCGGGTCGCGTTGAGCCGCAACGATGCGATTGCGGGCACGCCAGTCTATTTCAACATCCTGACTGATGGCATGGGTGCGTCGGCTGGCCTGCCCGTACTGAAGGTGCACTACGCCTACCTGCCCGGTGACAAAACCAACTGGACCGGTGTAGGGTCCGGGTTCTTCTATTGTCTTCGCCCGCCTTACGGCGATCCTGGTTCGCAGTTTGTGTTCACGAACGACCACCTTGGACATCCGCCTCCGGATTGGGGACAGTACTGGGTCAGGATCGCTGGCACATCCGCATCTGTGACCGTCAGCACGGTAACGCATTTCGTCGACTGGGGTGCGGCGCATGGCCTTAGCAACGGCGACCCGGTCATCTTCAGCGGTTCGGTCGCGCCGACGCCAGTTGTGTTCGGGCAGGTCTACTACGTCAGAGCCAAGACTACCAACACGTTTCGCGTGTCGGCCACGCCATCCGGACCGCTCATCACGTTCAGTGGGGCCGGTACTAGCGTGGTAGTGCTGGCCAACTCGTTCATCGAGGTGCCGCATTACTACGGTGAGGACGAGTTGTTCGAGCTGACGTATGCGCAGAGCAACGATGTGTTGTCGCTTGCCAGCAAGCGCCATCCGTTTGCCGAGTTCCGTCGGTATTCGGCCGAGACATTCACACTTCAGGACACCTACTTCGTCGCGGGTGTGCAGCCGCCGGCCAACGTCATCACGTATACGCGCTTCGCCGGCGAGGGGTTCAACGTCACGGTCGCTGCTGCTGGGTCGGCGCCTGGTACCCCGGCCAGACTGACGACCCCGACCAAACATCAGCTTGCAAAGGGTGAACCGGTCTACATAACCGGCCTGTCGTCACAAGGCATCCCAGACAACTTTTACCTGATACACGACGACACGGTGTCAAGCACGGTCGACTTCTATCTTCGGTACATGGCATCCGGAGAAAACGTGGTTGCGAGCGGCACCGGCGGCGCCGGCGTGCTTAACAGTTCATCTACATCAGTCAACACGACCAACTACTATGTAGTGACCAGCATCGACAGCAACGGGGTCGAGTCCTATCCGTCGAACGTTCTGACCATCACGAACAACTTGTACGTGTCGGGCTCATACAACACGATCACATGGGACAGTCGTGCCAACGCAGTTCGCTACCGCATCTACAAGTCAGAATTCGCATTGTTCGGCTTAATAGGCGAGACCGATGGTCTCTACTGGAAAGATGACAACATCTCGCCGGATCTGGCCATCTCGCCACCGATCATCGACGGGTCGCTGTTGCGTTCGGCCAGCGTCACGTTCGATACGACGTCTGATCGGGTGACCTGGATTGGTCACGGGCTCGAGGCTGGGGCCCCGATCATCTTCTACTCGAACGGCGATCTGCCGAGTCCGTTAGTGGAGGGCACAACCTACTATGTGACGAATCCGAGCGCCGATGCGTTTGGTTTGTCCACGACCGAGGACTTGCTGTCGCCGGTTGCGTTATCCGGCGGTTCCGGGCAACACAAAGCAAGCGCCGGCTACTTCCCTGGGGCGGTTGGTTACTTCGAGCAGCGTCGGGTGCTCGGCGGTTCGCTTTCTCGGGCGCAGGACATCTGGATGACAGCGAGCGGCACCGAGACCGACTTGAGCTACTCGTTGCCGGTCGTTGATAGCGATCGGGTGCAGTTCCGCATCAGCTCGCGCGAGTTCAGCGCGGTCAAGCACGTGGTCTCGCTGTCGCACCTGGCCTTGCTCTCGTCCAGCGCCGAGTACCGGGTGACACCGATCAACACGGACGCGATCACCCCGACCTCCATCTCGGTACGGCCGCAGAGCTACGTCGGTGCCGCATCGGTCCAGCCAAGTGTCGTGAACGCAAACGTGGTGTTCGCGGCAGCTCGAGGCGGACACGTGCGTGAACTCGGCTACAACGCAGACGTGTCGGGTTACCTGACCGGCGATTTGAGCTTGCGTGCCACGCATCTGTTCGACGACCAGACCATCGTGCAGCAGAGCTACCAGAAGGCGCCACATCCGGTCATTTGGTTCGTGTCGAGCACGGGCAACCTCTTAGGTCTAAGCTACGTTCCGGACGAAAAAGTCGGAGCATGGCACACGCACGAGACCGATGGCGTGTTCGAGTCGGTTTGCGTAATTCCGGAAGGTGACGAGGACCGCGTATATGTAGTGGTCAAGCGCACGATCAACAGCCAGGAAGTCAGGTTTGTCGAACGTTTGTCGGTGCAGGCGGTCAGCCTGCTGGCCGATGCGGTATACATGGATTGTGCGCTCACTTACACCGGCGCTGCCACAACTACGCTGTCCGGGCTCGATCATTTGGAGGGCAAGACCGTTGTGATCTTGGCGGACGGCGTAGTACAGCCATCCAAGACCGTGGTGGGCGGTGCCATCACGCTCGCGACCGCAGCAAGCAAGGTCCATGTCGGGCTGGCGACGACCGCCAGGCTCAGAACCTTGCCCCTGTCCATGATGCAGGGGGTTGACGCCTACGGTAGCGGCAAGCAGAAGAACGTGAATGCAGCATGGGTTCGGGTGTTCGAGTCCGGCCGGTTCCGTATCGGTCCCACCAGCAATGCGCTGGTCTACTCGCCAGCACCGGCGGCTGGTCAGCTCATGACCGACATGGTTGCGGTCACGTTGTCACCGACTTGGGATGATGATGGTCAGATCGTGGTTGAACAGACCGAGCCATTGCCACTTACCATCGTAGGGGTGACGCTTGAGGTCGCGGCCGGAGGCTAGGCATGGCGATAACCGATACTGGTAGTGTGACATCTGGCGCAACCATTGGGGGAAGCGGACTCAGCGGACTCGGCTCGTTTGGCAACGTGATGGCGGTCGCTGGGCTGGCCAGCCAGGCCATCGGCACTTACTACCAGGTAAAAACTGCCGAGTATCAGGCCAAGTCAGCCGCGCTGGATCTGGAATTCGAGAGTACGATGGCAGCACTGAATGCGCGGGCTGCCGAACAGGACGCGCAACTCGAGTTGCAGTCCTGGCACCGCGAGATGGGGCGGATGGGGCTGCAGTATCGGCAAGCGCTAAGCGCTCAACGCACCACGACCGCAGCGGCAGGTATCCAGGCTGGGGTCGGATCGGCCGCTGAGGTCATGGCGTCCGGCAACCTCGCCAAGGAGATGGACCTCATCACGATGAACAGCAACGCGATGCGTGCGGCAAACGCGGCACGCACCCGTGCGGTCAACTTCCGCAACCAGTCGCTGCTTACCAGCTTGAGTGCGAGAAACATTCGGAACAGCGCTGGTCTAATGAGTCCTTGGTTGTCAGCCGGTACGAGTCTGCTCGGCGGTGCTGGTCAGGTTGCGCAGCAGTGGGCCACGAGCGGTGTTCGGGACCGGCGTTACGCCAGAGGATAGGTCATGCCACAAGTTCCGTTGCCTGCTGTTGGGACCCAGGTCGGGGCCTCGGTGCCGTTCACTGCACCAGGCGTTACGTCGGCGTTCGATGTGGCCGGCAAGCAGATCGAGCAACTCGGTGCGGCTGCGACCGAAACCGGTCTTCGCGTGAATCAGATCGCTGCAGTACTGCAGGACGACATCGACGATGCTGCGACCAAGGAAGCGTATACCCGGTTCGCGGACTACGCGCAATCGGTGCTGCTGGCACCGGATTCAGGTTACCTGCATAAGATTGGCAAGGCCGCGGTCGGTGACTCGCGCGCACATGTTCTCGACGCGATCGAGAAAAAGCGTCAAGAGCTGGAGCGAAGCCTACTGAACGAGAACCAGCGCAACCAATTCTCGTTGCGCTCGCGCGCGCACACACTCGATGTGCGAACCAAGGTATGGCTGCACGAAGGCGAGCAGATGCGTGTCTACAACCTTGGGCAAACCAAGGCGATGCGCTTGCAGTCAGTGCAGGACGCGGCCAACTCGTACCTGCTCGTGCCTCCCGATGCCGACCAGCAGGCCATGTTGGAGACTGCAGCTGCGGCCCAGAAGGTTGCGAGCACTGGCACGAGCGAGCGCGGCCTGACCGTGCCGCAGGATCCGCAACAGGCCCGCATCCAGGCTCTCGCCAACGCGGGACGTGCATCGGCGACCGGGTTCTACCGCAAGACGGCGCTTGCGCAGGCCGATGAAGAAGCGCGGTTGCGCGGTTACGAATTGGGTTCTGCTTTGCACAAGCAGTTGCGACTCGACACGACGACCGCGATCCATGAGCAAGTCGTGAACGGGTTCTTGGCAAGTGGCCAAACCGAGCGTGCTGCCAAGTACCTGGCCGGTACCGAGCCGACCGAGATCGACCCGATCGTCCGAGCTAACCTGCAGCATGATGTCGAGCGCCAGACATTCACCGACCAAGCCGCTCGGGTTGCGATCGCAACGGTTGGTGAGGCCGAAGCGGCAGCACGTGACAAGGGTTACCCGCTGGAACGCATGCTGGTGGACACGCGTCAAATTCTCGAGGCCAAGTTCAAGAGAGGAGAGATCTCTTCCCGCGTGATGGACAAGGCATGGGACGATGTAAAGGAGGTATACTCGGCACGGCAGCAAGCCCGTGCCGGCGATGCCAAGGTAGCAATGGACCAGGCCAAGGCGTTCTGGTCACAGAATCCAGCGGCTGAGTTACCGGCTGCGCTCTACAACAAGCTTGATCGATTGGAGATGCTTGGCGTGTTGCCGGCGCTCCGTGCACAAGTCAGCCGTCCGCGCGCAATCGCGCTCGGCAAGATGATCTCGGAGACCGAGGAGTCGCTGAAACCTCTGGAGGATGAGATTAACCATACCAAGCGCATTCTCGGCCAGATCGAGCGCGGCAAATTCGCCGGTACGCGCGAAGCCGCCGAAGCCGTGAAGAAGCAGTTGCCGATCCTGCTCAAACAGCAGGCCCAGCTCAGGACCAACATCACGCTGTGGAAGGCCGAGCAGGTCAGGTTGCTCGGTGGGATGGCTGACGTCGACACCATGCAACCATCGAAGGACGCGATTGACATGCTGCTCGACAAGATCGGTGGTGACCAGTGAGCGCGAACGGCGCCCCGGTCCTGAGTTCTGACATCGATCCTGGTACGCCACGCGAGCGGCTTCTGCGGATGGCATCGCTACGTGCGGCGCATCTGCAGCGTCCAGCGCACAACTGGCCTGGGCTCGCTGAGGAAGAGGCGTACGCGGAAGCCATTCGGCAGATTGGTGTGAATCTTGACATTCCCTCACTCCGTGCGGATTTCGTCACGTACGTCAAGACTGGCGTACGCACGCCTGCCATCTACGACTTCACGAAAGAGCCGGATCCGAGCGATCCGACCAACCCGGCCTACTACAAGAACCGGGACGAACACAGCTTGCTGCGTGATTGGCTTGTCGAACCGTTGCTGCGCATCCCGGCGGCTGGCGCACAGGGCATTGTGAATCTCGGTGCCGGCGTGGCCAACCTGTTCGGTGCCGACCTTACGCCACCCGAGATGGAATCGGCGTTCTACGCGGCCCTGCGCAAGTACGGTGGTGACACCGCGAGCATGCGGCAGTTGCGTGCCGAGGAAGCGGCCAGGCTGCAGGCGTACGAAGAGTCGCGCGGCGTCGGACAGCAGATCGTGCAGGGCTCCGGCACGGTGGTCGGAACGGTTGTCGGCTTCACGATGAACATGGCACTTCGCGTTGGCGCGACTGTCGGCGGCTGGGCTGTGAGGGCGGCGCTGAACATCGGCAAGAACCCGACACTCATGCAGAAGGTCGGATTGCTGGCTGGTCGCGGAGCGGGAGGATTCGGCACGCTCGAGGCGTTGCAGCAGCCGACCGGGACCGAGCCGTTGACGCTGGAGGAGCGGGCGCACAACGCCTTGATCGGTGCGGTGACCGGTCCTGCCTACGAGTTGACCGGCCAGGCCGGCAAGGCCGCGTTCTTCAAGCTGATGCGCAGTGCCGGTCGGGACGGCGAGGCTCTGAGCACGGCAGTTGCCAAGTGGGCACGCGAGAAGGGTATCGGACGTGCGACCGAGGATGGTGAAACGAAGGAGCAGTTCTTCAAGCGGGCGATCGACGCTTGGGTAGCGGATGGGACGCCTGGGCTCGCTGGCACTGCGATCAACACGAAGAAGGCAGTGGCGCTGGCCGGCCAGGCGCTAGTCGAGGCTCTCGGGTTTTCGGCGATTGATGCCAAGTTCCGTGAAGATCTGACGGCCGCCTGGCTTGACCAGGACCAGGAGGCGTGGGAACGGGTGGTTATTGGGTTTGCCGGCAACGCGCTCGGCATGTGGTTTCTGCACGCGGGCGGCAAGTTGAACGGGATTCCGCGGCTGCAACGCCAGTTCGAGACTGATGTGGACGGCCGCATCGTGCCAGTGTCGGTTCTGACAACCGGCGCGCGCAAGTCGACCACGCCTACCCGCGTGCTGGACCCAATCGCTGGGTTCGACGTGCAGGCGCTGCCGAACGAACCGCAGCAGGTCACCAGCATTCGTGAGTTGACCCGTTTGCCGGATCGGCCAACACCACTCGATCCGGTCGAATTGCAGAGAGAAGCGCAGCGAAGTATTTTTCTGCGCAACCATTTGTGGAGATTCGGGTGGGCACCAGCAACGCCAGAGCAGAAGCACCCTCAGGAACCTCCAGGCATCACTCCGCCAGGTGGCGTGCGGCCAACCGAGCCTCCGCGTGAGGATCCTGCGGTCCTGCGTAACCGGATGTTGGCAGAGATATTTCGTCAGACGCACTTTGCTCGGTGGGGTTGGGCTCCAGCCGAAGTGAAAGGGCCTCCGACCGGGACCGAACCGACGGCTGTTCCAAGTGAAACGCCGCCCCGTAAGCCGGAACCGATCGAGTCTGGTCAGGCCACCAGGTTCGAGTTGCCAGATTCCCCCTACGGGTTTGAGATCCGTGCCGGAGACGCGGTCCCGAACGAAGCGCTTAGGGAAGCCCTAGGAAGCCCTGTTCGGGTCCCTGTTGCGTTGTTTGCTGACTACCTGCACAAGGCCAGCCTGCTGTCCGCGCTGCACAGTAAGACCCGTTTACCTGGCCAGGAGGTCTCGGTAGAAGGCGTCTACGGCGAGGGCGATCTGCTACGGACCATTCGCTACGGCGAATACCTGGAGCGTACCGCCACGGTCGACTCGAGATGGCGACCTGCCGGCACCGTCCCGGAGCGCGGTCGGGACGAGTTGCAACCTAAGCAGCATGATCTTGTGCTCAACCTGCAGAACGCGGCGAAACGGCAGGATCTTGAACCTGCCGACCGGTCGCTGCTCGGTGGGGTAGTCGAGACCCTGCGGACCGTGGCGGCCGAGAAGGATCAGTCGGTTCAGGACACGCTCGCGATCCTGCCGGACCTGACCAGGCAGCTTCAGGACCCGAACCCACAGGTTGCTGCCGAAGCGGTCCGCACAATGGCCGAGAGCCTGACGACGACCGGTCCCGAAGTCCTGAAGGCACGAGAGGAAGCAAGGAAGGAAGCCGAGAAGGAAGCGGCTGAAGCCGCGAAGCGACCGCCGAACGACTTCTACGTACTCATCAAAAACCAGTCCGGCGAGACCGAGGGCGTGTTCACGACCGCCAAAACAGAAGCCGAGGCCATTACCGAAGCGCTCAGCAAGGTGCCTGGCGAGGTCGTGCTGGTCGAAGACTTGAGTACGGCGCCGCCGTCGCGACCGTCCGAAGCCTTCGGCGGGTTAGTGCCGCCTGAGATTGCTCGAGCCGTAACGCAGGCTGTCGTCGGTGGCTCGAGTGGCGCGCGCGACGTCTTTAGCAAGCTACTCGATGCCTACGAACGGTCGTTGATTCGCCGGGTCGAGGACGCTGGCGCTCGGACTGCAGCCGCGATGGGCCGAGCGTCTGATCTGAAGACACGCGAGTTGCGTGCCGAAAACAAGCGCGAAGGGCAGAGACGCTACGAGGAGTTGACGCAACGGCCGAATCGCGAGTTGGAGCGCAAGCTCTACGACGGCAAAGGCGCGATCACGACCGTGCTGGAGGCCAAGCTCGACGAAAAGCTCGGCCAGCATTTCGGTGCGGACAAGATTCGGCTATCGAAGGAGGCGCAGGAGATCGTCGATCTCGCGCACAAACTGATCGTGCATCTTGCCAAGGTCGCAAATCGCGAGGGCATCGGCTTCCTGAATGCGGAAGGCGGACTGACCGGCGACCCGAACCTGTGGCGCAAGCCACGCCGGCTGACTCCCGAGGGCCGCGAGGCCATGCTGGACCCGAGGTCTGAGCCAAGGCGTGTAGTTGCCGAGTGGTTACAGAATGCACGTGGCATGGAGCCGCAGGAAGCCGAAGCACAACTCGCGATGTTCGAGTCGATCTCGCGGCACGACCCAGCCGAGTTCCGCCGGGTCATCGAGGTGCTGCCGAGCCGCTTCGAGCTACCGGACGGCAAGGAGTTCAGACTGCTAGAAGACCTGCCGCGCAGCGTGAGCGGCATCTTGGACTCCGGCGCTTACACGCTCGGTGCACGCTCGGTGTTCCGCGACACGCCGATCGAGACCGAAGGTTTGACGCCAGAGCAACGACAGGCGATCATCGAAATTCCTGACGGTGCACAGCGTGTGCTCGCCGAGGTGTCGAAGCAGTACGGCCGTGAAGCCATGCTCGCGACCAAGGACATGCTCAAGGCGCTGCACGGCCTGCCGCTGAGCGATGCGCCTGGCTTCACCAGACCAGGGACGCGGGCACACGACTTCATGCGCGTCGTGATGGCGTTACTGAACCTGAACAAGGCTGGTAAGCTGTCGCTTGCGTTCATCAACAACTCGCTGTCCGCGCCGCAACACTTGATGCACGTTGGCGTGACCAGGATGGCGAAGGCGTGGTCTGACTTCGGTCGCGACTTCACCAACGGCAGGCTCGCCGATGAAGTCATGCGTCTGGAGAGCGATGGCTGGCTCGTGCGGCACACGGCTGAAAAGCGAGTGAAAGGCGAAACCCGCATTGAGACGTTCGAGAACGCGACTCGCCGGCTCGGTGAGATCCTGACCAAGCCGCTCGACGTAGCTCAAGGCGTACTCGAGGTTGTGTTGGCCAAAAGCGCGGAAAACGCACTGGCCGAGATGCAGCGCGGTAACGGTGGACAGGTCGACCGCAGCATGTTGTTCTCGATGGGGTTCAGGCCAGATCAGATCGAGCGGATGGTCAACGGCAAGGGCACGGCCGAGGAGTACGCGCAGTACCGAACCAACGCGGTCAGCACGTTGGAGGCAGGCAGGGCACAGACCGCCGCTGACAAGCCTACCTCGGCGCACAGCAAGCTGTTTGACAACCTGGTGTGGTTCCAGAACTTTTTCCGCCACCGGGTCCGCATTCTGCGCGGCTACGCCGATGAGATGGCTGCGGCCAAGACCCCCGCCGAGAAAGGCTTGGTGTCGGGCAAGATCGCGATATTTCTCGCCGCCAACTCACTGGGCGGCTTTGCGACGCAGATTGTAAAGAAGTGGCTCAAGGGCGAAAGCTTCGGTGACTGGCTGCGTGAAACACAGCAGAACCCGCTCGATGCGATGGGTACCGTGCTCATCTCGGGTCTGTTCGGTGCAGGCGGCGGCATTTTCTACGAAGCCGGTCGAGGCATCTTCACCGGTCAAAACAAGGAAGAGTTCTTGGGCGGGTTGGCTGTGTTGCTCGGACCGTTCGGAGCTGCCTACGACGTCATCGCTGGCATCGCCGCGCTGGCAGGTGCAGACATGCCTGGCTACGAAGGCATGACACAACTGCAAAAGGTAGGGAAGTTTGTGCGTACCGAATTGCCGGCCGCGCAATCGTTTCACCGCGGGCTGTTCGGCATCGCAGCGCTCGCGCTATCTGATCGGCCTCCAGAGCTACAGTCTGCGTTCGACGCGGTTCATCGGTGGGAGCGGAAGCGTGGAATCCCGAGGATCAGATCGGACCGCAGTGAGCCTGATCGTAGGGCGTGGCTCGACGCGATGCGTAAAGTAATGGCGAAGGTCGAAGCCGGCGGGCAGTGGGGCGAAGTTGAGTTGATGGACGCACTCGAGGAAGCCGACATCTTCGGCGAGGACCAGCACTCGATCGCCAGATCACTGCGTGCGCGCAAGACCTTCAGCGGCGATCTCGACCCGACCTCCGAATCCTACAACGAGGAGAAGGGCGAAAGCTTGCGCGCCTACCTTGGCCCGGACCACACCGACACGTTGGAAGCGTTCGATGCGACGCTCGAATACCTGGCCGAACGTTGGGAGCGCGCGCACAAGTAGCAGGCTACTTGTAGCCTCGCCCGCCTGGCGCTAGGTTCCTGGCCCATGGCCAGAGCAGCCGTGATGGTTGAGTACCATGGCGGATACCGCAAGCTGGTGGACGTGTGCCGCGACCATGGTATTGATCGACAGACCGTGCAGTCCAGGTTGAACAAGGGTTGGTCGCTGGACGCCGCGTTGACCAAGCGACCGCGACGTTACCCGCGCGATGTGCGCAGACGGCGACACCATGTAGCGCCGGCGGTTCCGGACCTACCACCACCGGTGGATGCGAACGCCGCAGATCTCCTGCGCCAGTGCTTGTTCTACATGAACAAGCTCGACTGGTCCGAGCGACTGAACGATTTGATACTTGCTTGCCGCCGGTGGCTGCGGCGCAATAGTCACACATGCGATTAGGTAAAGGTCAACTGCCCATCACTTCGATCGTGGTGCGCGGGTTGCCGTCCATGTACGCTTTCTGCGCGAGGATCGATGTGATCTGAGCGTCGTCGCGGTAGACGATTCCGGTCATCGCATCCTCGACGGCGCGCACCAGCTTCGACAGGTCCGGCTTGCTGGTCATGTGCCACACCTTGTCTCTCAGTTCATGTGCATGCTTGCCGGTGCGGTAGTGTGACTTCGGATGCGGGAACCCGAACCGCACGGTTAGCGTGACGGCCTCGAACAGCATGGTTCGGCCCTGCATGGCACGCTGCGCACAGGCCGCGACTTCCTGCCGCCACGGCATAGTGCGCGGGTTGGCTTCGCGCATCGCGCCCCAGCGGGTCTTGATCTTGCTGCCCTGCGGAGCCGCGATTCCAAGCACTTCGAACGTGATGGTCTGCATGCGCAGTTGCTTCAGTCCGTCAACGGTTTACCGCGTATCGGGTGCCAGCGCATCTCCTATCGTGACTGGTTGCATTCGCAGCGAACAAGCGGCTGCGCTCGCTCTGCTGGCGGCGAAATGGTCGTCGTGCCATCGCATCTGCAGGAAGCGATCGCGGTCGCGGTAACGAAGGGACCGCGCTCCCTCTGCTGGTCGATGAGCACGCGGCCCTGTGCCTCGTGGTCGCGGTAACGAAGGGACCGCGCTCCCTCTGCTGGGCATCCCGACGCCGTCGACGAACGCGGAGTCGATGCGGTCGCGGTAACGAAGGGACCGCGCTCCCTCTGCTGGCGCCTTCAGCCGCGGCGACGCGCGGGACACGGAGAAGGGTCGCGGTAACGAAGGGACCGCGCTACCTCTGCTGGCTGGCGCGCTGCGTCGAGCGGACGGTAGAGCGCGCCGTCGCGGTAACGAAGGGACCGCGCTACCTCTGCTGGACGGCGTGCGATGCCGCAGGAGCGTGACGAGTGCAATGCGTCGCGGTAACGAAGGGACCGCGCTACCTCTGCTGGAGGCCATCACGGCGCCCCCGATGCCATCGACGGTTCCGATGCGCTCTGCGAGCGGTCCATCCTGGCCACCTTCTCGCGCCGTCTCTCGCGCACCCTCGCCCAGCGCGAACCACCGTTGTCGCCGTCGGTTCGAGCGGTCTCGGCACGTTGCCCACCGCGCCACCGTTTGATTCAGGTTCCGTGCTGCGTTCTCGTCCTGATCCCAATCGTGGCCGTTCGGACAGACGTTGCGCAGCATCGCGGCCGCGTCGAACGCTTCGACTACGCCGCAAACCGAGCACTCGCGGGTCGTGTTCTCGGCCGGCACCAGCACGACTTCGCCGCTCCGCCAGCGGAACGCATTCTCCAGGCACAGGCGGAACTCTGACACGGCCGCACGCACCCGGTTGGTCCGCGCGGTCTCGTTCTCGGCCTCGCTCTCGAGCGGTGCGTGCCGCGCGACCGTCCGCAGATTGAACTTCTCGAGCACGAGCACGCGGTAGCGCTCGGCGAGCCGAGCGGCCTGCACGCGAAACCAATCCTTGCGCGCCCGCAGCGCGCCAGTGCGCTGGCTCGTCTCCCAGAGCCACAGGTGCTTGTCCTGCCGGCGCCACGCTTCGAGCGCAGCGAACGCAGACTCGTCGCCGTCGAACCTGGTGGCACGCCACCGGATTGCCAGCGCAGCGAGCCGGGCCTGCGACTTCCACTGCGGCAGTGTCTCGGTCGCTTCGCGCAGCCAGACCGGACAGTTCCTGTCACGCTTTCGAAGCCAGCTCCCCAGCTTGTCTCGGGCCGCATCGAAGTTCTGGTCGCGGACCCGCCGCAGCTCGTTTGGCTTCTGCAACCCGCTGACGATGCGTTCGGGGATGCGCAGCTCCTCGGTCACGCCCTGCTCGTCACAGGTCACACCGACGCGCAGGGTGTCGCCGCGCTGCCGCCAGCCCACATCGACCGCCACCGCGCCGCTGCCGCCGCCGACCTCGGGTCGACAGCGCACGACGAACTCGGCACACCATTCGGGTCGTGGCCCGATGTGCCGCACCCGCACGGTCACGCGCTGAATCCGGCAGTTTGGTGGCAAGGGCCGGTGCAGCAGCAGCGGGAACTTGGCCCACACGGGGGCGCGCCCCTGGCTGCCGACCCGCAGCCAGAGCTGCAGTCGCTTGCGCAACTGGCTGCGGCGCGAGTTCGGGTCGCGCCGGTCGCGCGTCGGGAACTCGGGGTCGCTGAGGCAGACCTGCTGCGACGATCCGTCTTCCAGTTCTGCAACCGTCAAGCCACCGACGATCTGCACGCTGACGGCGCCTTCGCCGGTCCAGCGTGCGAACCGCGGATCCTGCGGCTGGTCGCGGTCCCACAGCGGCATCTGTCCGGCCTGTGCCGCTGCGTCCTCGGCGAGTTGGTAGGTGCCCCAGTAGACGCCGCACGACGCACGGGCCTTGCGCCGGTCGGCGAGGAACTGTTCATGCAGTCGCGCGCGCTCGTCGGCCTGGGCCGCGCGGGTCTCGCGCACCCGCTCGCGCCACGCCTTGATTGCGTCGCGCAACGTCTGACGCGCCGCCCTGAGGCGGTCGCGCAGGTCGGCCGCCTCGGATCGCTTCCTGGTCCGCTGTCGCTCGCGTCGGATCTCGACGATCAGGCCATCGACGGTCGCGCCGGCTGCCACGACGGCCCGATGCAGGCCCGGGTCGACCGCCGCGTCGAGGTCGCGCAAACGAGCGCGCCGCGCGCACTCGATCTCGATCAAGCGGTTGCGGTAGATGTGGGCCGCGCGCATCTGCTCGGCGACGACGGTTGCGCCTTCGATCGGAGCGCGACAGCCGTAGCGTACGACCTTCGTGCTGTTCATGGTTCGCCATGAATCTCACGCATAGAACGGGCGACCTCGGCGTTCGATTCGTCCTGGATTTTCTGCAGCGTGATTTGATCCTTGTGTTCGATGACCCAGGACGGCACGCGTACGCCGTGCCAGTGATATATGGCGAACCCGTCTGACCACAGATGAGATGGTCCGTCGGCGCAATGCGGGACGTAACGGCCATCGACGTTTTCGGTGAGCAGTCGGATCGGTTTTTCCGACACCAGACAGAAATCCTGGTGCACATAGCGGAACCCGCTGATTCGGGCCAGTTTGAGCCAGCAAGCCGCCTTGGCGTAGATGTGGGCGAGTTCTGGCCGGTGCTGCGGCATGACTCGCGACCAATAATCCGTGTATGCGGCCCAGGCTGCCCACATGTTGCCGCCCTGATAGTTGGCGGTCCATCGTGCGGCGCATCTGGCAGCTTGTGCATCGAAGCTGGCGACGTTCGTGGCAGCGAACACGGCATCGTCCGTGGCGGTGAGCACGGCATCGGTCGTGGCAGCACGCGTGGCCGTGAACGTGGCCGTGAACGTGGTAGCAAGTGTGGCACCGTTCGCGGCACCGTCAGTGGCAGAATCGACCATGGCAGTGAGCACGGCAGTGTCCATGGCAGAACGCGTAGCAAGGTTCGTGACGGCGAGCGTGGCAGCGTCCGTGGCAGCGGCCGTGGTATCAATCGTAGCCGTGAATGTAGCACTTAACGTGGCATCGAGCGTGGCAACGTTCGTGGCAGCAAGCACGGCATCGTCTGTGGCAGAACGCGTAGCGACGTTCGTGGCACCAACCGTGGCAGAAACCGTAGTCACGTCAATGGTAGTATCGGTAGCAGCGAGCACGGCATCGGCTGTGGCATCTGGAGTGTGGTTGCGTTGATACCACCACCACGCAGCTCGCCCACCAGCAAGCGCCATCACCAACGGTGATGGCACGATCACTACAGCCTTCGGTGGCTGCAGGCCCGCGACGTCGTACAGTTCATGCACGGCAGCCCTCACGGTGTGGCGCTCGTGGTCGGTCATCCGACCAGTGCTGAGGGCAATCCCGATCCATTCGTCACGCACGGTGGCAAGCAACTCGTTCTCAGCGTCAGTGAGGCTGGTGATTCGTTTGTCGGTCATGGCGTCTCGCCTCCGGCCGCAGTGCGCGGTTCTGGGCCAAGCGGCAGCGGTTGCCAGTGGGTTGCGTCGTCGTCGCGACCGAATGCCGCACCGTCGTGAGCGTGCCACAGATCCCCACCCTGTGCGTAGACCAGCCAGATACTTTCGTCGCTGGTCCGGACCAGCACGTGCTCGCCGTGGCGTGGAATCGTCGCGATCGGCTGCCACCCGTTGTTGGCGGTGAGTCGCCTCAGTTCCTCGGTGAGGCGCCGAACCTCGGCTTGCGCCACGTCCCGCTCGCGCATCACCTCCAGCGCGACCTCGTGACCTTTCTCGACCTCTTCGCCAAGGCGCTGAATCTCGGCTCTCAGGCGCTCGTTTTCCTTCTCCAGGAGCAATTGATCCCAGGTCACAGCGAGCCTCCGACCGCTGCGCGCGGCTCTGCGAACGGCAACATCTCCTGACCCATGCGCCGTGCTGCGAGTTCGCAGTATTTCTCCTCGATCTCGATCCCAATCGCCTTGCGACCCAGGTCCTTGGCGGCGCGCAGTGTGGTGCCAGAGCCCATGAACGGGTCGACGATGATCTCGTCAGGCGCGGACCACCACTGCACGATGAACGCAACGTGGCCGAGCTTGCGTGGACACGGGTGGCCAGGGAACGGACCGGTCGGCTCACTGTCGCGGCGCATCCCCGGGATCACGCGCGCGCCATCCCTTGATACGGGCGGCTCGCCGAAGAAGTAGGCACACTCCGCTCCGGCCAGCAAGCGGCCTTTGTAGTACGGGCGGCTCAAGTCGAGCCAGCACACGCGGAAGAACCGCCAGCACGGAGGTACCGCCATCAGGAAGCGTGAATCGCTGTCGCAGCCCAAGTGAATCGACAGCCGCTTGACGCTTGCCGGCGTCGTTGCGAGAGCGGATGCAAGCATGCCAGACGGATCATCATGACCGAACAGCGGCACGCTGGCGTTAGGCCACACAGGGTCGGTGTGTAGCGCATCGGCCTTGATCGAAGGCAGAATCTCCCGGCAATCGCCGTGATAGATCGTGATGCCAGCATGCTCGTAGTAGGGTTTCACAGCGCCACCAGTCCCACGATCGCGACCACCGCAATCAGCAGCATGATGAGCACCCATACGATGACACCTGAGCCGCATGACTCCTCCTCCGTGTCGAGCGGGAACATATCGTTGCATTGTTTCATCGCTTCCTCCTCACCCTACGTGAGTCGGCATGCCGTCCGGATCGAACAGCGCGACATTGGCGCCGCTGCCGCCGAGCCGCGTGCGTAGATTGCGTTGGTATAGGTAGATCGCCGCGGCCTCGGCCAGGTCGGTCGAACCGTCGAGCAGAGTCCAAGGTGCGCGTGTGTGCATCCGGACCATGACCGTCCAGCGCCCACGCGCCACCTCGATCGGCGGCGGTACGGCAGGCTGCTCGACCGGCCGCGCGAACCGCTCGCGCAGAAACCCCATCGGGATGTCACGCTCGTTGCGGTAGCGACGAGACCCTCCGCCGGCGGACGCAGTACCCGCATCCGATGCTGCGACCGCCGGCGTCGAGCCCAGACGCCGAAAGGCTCGGTTGGCGTCCTGCCTTTGCACATTCTCACTTCTCTTATCGTTCACTCGCGGCACGCGCCCAGACGAGGGGCGCAATCTGGACCCCGATGCAGGAGTTGCACCTGCGGACTGGGTCGGGGAAGCGCCGTCTCTCCGGCTGTCACGTCCACCCGCCCACGGTTTGCCGGACTTCGATTCCGGGCCGCCAGCAGGTTTTGCCATACCCTGACGTTGGGTCCCCTGGTTCTCTGCTGCAGCAGCCAGGAGAGGCTCCCGTTGGGAATTAGACGCAGGCCCCGGGTGCTCCCCAGCAGCCCGCGAAACGCCCCCTCGTTTGTCGACGAGGGAGCTGACAGTCCATTGCTCTCGTCAGTCCGCGACGTGCGGTCACACGTCGTGACCTGGGCGGCCCCAGGCGGGCACGCGGGGGTTGGCCCCGCGAAGAAGGTGCTCGACCGGCAGCGCCCAGTAGGGTGACTGGCAGCACGGCAAAGAAGGAGAAGGCCGTGCGCGCGGGCACGCGGATCGAGCGATGTGCGGTTCATGCGCGCCCCTCCATCTTGAGCGCGGTTGGCTCAGGAGCCGGCGCGCCGAACTTGACGCGCGCCAGGGCGATCGCGGCGCGGTAGGCGAGGCCGTGCGGATTCGTCGCGTGCACTTGCTCGACCTTCACCGCAAACCGATCGAGCGTATCGTGGTAGCATCCGGTGACCACCATTACGCCACAATCCTTGTGGCGGAAGATCGTGAGTGGTGCGCCACGCGACCCGATCGGTCCGACGCACAGGATGTCCGCGTCGCTGGCCAACCGCGCGGATTCAAACACCTGCGCGGAGCCAAACACATGCGCGGAGCCAAACACCCGCGCGTCGCCGAACACTCGCGCAGAGCCGAACACATGCGCGTCGCCGAACACCTGCGCGTCGCCGAACACCAGCGCGTCGCCGAACACCTGCGCATTGCCAAACACCTGCGCGAAGTCAAGCACCTGCGCTGAGCCGAACACCATCGCGTAGTTGGACACCTGCGCTTCGCCGAACACCCGCGTTGAGTCATACACCTGCGCTTTGCCGAACACCTGCGCGAAGCCAAACACCATCGCGGAACCAAACACCTGCGCTTCGCCGAACACTCGCGCTGAGCCGAACACCTGCGCTTCGCCGAACACCCGCGCGGAGTCGGACACCCATGCATCGTCGTGCTGTGAGAGGTTCGCTTCCAGCTCGATCCAACCGCCCTTGTCACCGCTCCGTACACCGAACCGTTCGATGGCGCGCAGCGCGCGGATTCGATGCATGGTGCGACCGTGCTGGGTCGTGAAGTTCTCACCACTGACGAACTCGTACTTGGCGTTCATGCGCGCGTTGTCCATGGTGCCAGAAGCTTTATAGGTGCGGCATCACACCGTCAAGGACGGAACGCGGTTTTCTATCGGTAGGGTGTCGCGTGGTTGCGCTGGATCGCTGCCGCCATGCTGGGGTCGAGCGGCAGTTGGTTGCCCTTGCACGTCTTGCGAAACTCCTGGATCCGGCGGTTGTGCTCTTGCGGATCGGTGGTCTGCTTCTTCGCGCTCACCACGTCAGGCGTGACCAGTTCGGTCCAGCGCTCTAGCAGGATCGGGATGTCCTCGACCTCGCAGCCGATCTCCCACGCGGCCTGTGCGTGCGTCTTGCGATCCGCCACCACCAGCGCGTAGGCCATACGGCACGCCCGGATCTTATCGGTCTCTGGTCGCCGTTCCTGTGGCGCGGATCGCATCTGGGCTGCGCCAGGGTACGGATCGGCCTCACGTCCCTTCAGCAGGACCCGCTCGATCTTGTCCTTCGGTTCGCGCAGCAGGGCCGTGAGAGCAGCCGACGCCTCACGGTTGTTGCCAGATCCGTACTTGCAGATCCGCCAAGCCTTCGCAATCCGCTCTGGCGTAAATCCCTCCGCCATCAGCTTGTCGGCGAGTTGATCCTGCTTGGTCGGGGCCAGCGCCAGTATCCCACAGTCGTTGAGGGTGTTGATTAGGCGATCACGGTCGACTGGTTGGTTCATCATGGCTTCAACCTCCTGCTCAGCTTCCCTGTCAGTTTCTGGACTGCTTCTTGGAGAGGGCGACCACCGTCCTCATCTTCTTTATTCTCTGAGTATGTATCTGCATCTGCATGGGCTGATTCTGCTGACGTAAGCAAGGTCGTGCTTACGGTAAGCGACTTCTGTTTCTCACGCCAACGTTTCTGCGCAAGTCGGTTCTGCTCACGGCGTTCGATCTCGTTCCGTAGCTTGTTGTACTTTGCCCACGTTGGCACGAAGTAGAGGAACTGGCCTTCCTGGATGAGTCGCCGCCCCTCGAAATCTGGTGTCCGGCTCCTGGGGTCAGGCTCGCAGAGCTTTCGCAGCGCGTCTTCCACCTCGGCCAGCGTGCAGCCGAAGATGGCTGACAACAGGATCGGATTCAGCTCGATGGTGCCAGGTGGCTTCGCGTTGGCGATGACGTAGGTCCAAAGTGCGAATACGTTTAGCCCCGACCCGACCATCGAGCCGGTGTAGAGTGATTCGAAAATCTTACCGTAGGCCATCGCCGCTTACCGTAAGCGTTCCGTGATCGTCGCGCAAGCCTTCTGCATCGGCTCGTTGCAGATTGGGCAGGTCCACGGTCCCTGGTCGCTCCAGATCACGCAGAGCGCGTGATGGTTCCGGCAGTAGACGGAGAAGCCGAGCCGCTCGTCACGATCCCAGCGGATCAGGCTCGCGTTGCTCGGCTTCTCCGTCATGCGCTCAGAACGGGATCTCGGCGTCCGCGATCGACGGCTGTTCGTTCTCGGGGATCATGTCGCGGTCGGCGACCGGATCCGGAAGGACCGGTTGCGCACCTCGAGCCTGGACCGCCCGGCCAGTACTCGAGTACGGAACGCGCAGCACGATCGCGTCGATCAGTTTGCCCTTGGCGTGCACCTGCGACAGCACCAGTTGCACCGGCCGGCCCTTCCACGATCCGCAGTCGTCGCCGTAGCTGGCGATCAGCGCCTTCCAGCCGGTCTGGTTGACACGGAACTCCTTCTTCTTGCCGACGAAGGTCAGCGTGCGCATGGTCTCGGGGCGACCCGAGAACTGCGAGACCACGCCGTCGCGGCGCAGCACCTTGTCGATCGTCACGGTCAGGAACTGACCGTAGGAGAGGCCGGCGTCCATCAGGTCACCAGCGTTCAGAAAGCGGCTGTTGCTCAGCGCCTTCGCCGATCCGGTGTACTCGACCGGTGGCGGCAGTTGGTCACGTTCGTTGTTGTTCATGTTTTTCTCGTTTCGTTTCGTTGCGTTGCGTTGCGTCTACGGCTTGCCCCGCCGTGGGGGTTTCCTTGCAAGTCGGATCATAACCGGTGCGCAGCTTCCAGTGCGTCAACAGGCAATCGAACATGGCGAGCCCACGGCACAAATCCACGGCGTCGACCGGCAGCACGACCGCCAGGTCATGAGTCCGGCTGACGTAGCCGATCGCGCAGCGGCAGTTCTCGAGCGGGGCGACCCGGTCGCCGAGCGCCCGGTGGCCGGCCGCTAGTTGTTTCCAGTGTGAATCGTAGACGTCGAGCGCGCCGTTGTTGAGGTCGGCCGGTCCGAAATCCTTGGTCTTCCAGTCGACGACCCAGGTCTGGCAGTGCAGGTCGACCTTGGTCGCGTAACCGAGCGGCGCGAACGCGATCTGCTCGGTGTGCCACTGCTGATGGCTGCCGCAGCATTGCTCTAGCGCGGCATGGGCTGCCCGGACCTTGCCGGCGTAGTACTCGTCGACCGTACCGGTCTCGTAGAAGCGCTGCAGGGCCGCGTGGATGCGCGTACCCTCGTCGGCCGCCTTGTTAGCCTGCTCTTCGCCGTCACGAAACACGCGTGCCAAGAACACCTCGTCGGCCTCGTCGGGCTGGCGCGGCAGCGTTAGGGCGGCCAGCACGGCCTGTTTGATCTTCCAGCGCTCGAGCTGCGGTGCGCTCGCTTCACGCAGAATCGTGGTGACGCCAGGGTACCACCCGTGCTTGCGCGCATGGCGCAGGTCGGGGCGGACCGGCTCGCCCTTGCTGCCGATGATGGTCTCGACCTGCAGTCGCGCGACCGGGTCGTACCAGTGGCCGGCCTCGCTGCCGTGCTCCGCGTACTGGACCTTGGGATTCCTGGTCATGGCGCGATCAACAGCACAGGGCCAGCCATAGCAGGGCAGCGAACATCGCACCTACCCCGAGCACTTCAATCAGGTAGCGCAGACGGTGGCGGTGAAAATGCGTGCTCACAGTCGCACCTCCCGCGCGACGTGCGTCCTGGCGCGCCGCACCCGCTCGCGCTGTTGGTTGCGTTGTCGCTCCACGTAGGCGTAGTGCTCGCGCGCGACGTCGTCGGCGCACGGTTCGCAGTAGCGGTAGCCAGGCTCGATCTGGCAGCCGCAGCCGGCACACTCGCCGGGCACATCGAGAGAAAAGGGACTGGTTCGGCTCATGGGTTGGTTTCTTGTAGACTCGACGGCGGCATGGTATAGTCTGCTACAGGTATAGTCAAGTAGGCTACATGGCAAATCCAAAAAAACTCGCTAGGGTGGTGGGCACAAATCTGCGGCTCTGGCGTACCCGCAGGGGTCTCTCCCAGCAGGCCGTGGCCAGGCACCTTGGACTGGCCGAGCATTCCGGCTACCAGTCGGTATGCCGGTGGGAAGCGGGCCAGCGCCTCCCAAGCGTGCTGCAGTTGGTCAGCGCGTGCGAACTGCTTGGTGTCCGACCGACGCAAGTGCTGGAGACCGAATCATGAAACTCGTCCGCGTCACTTCTTACGCCACCGTCCCGTTTCGCGGGGTCGTCACGTGCGGGGTCAGTGACTGGCCCACCACCATGCAGGCCGGCACAGGTCCGGATGGCGTGCTGGTCACGTTCGGGCCGGTCTACGGCGATTTCCGCGAGTGCGACCTGCGGGTCGATCTGGCTGCCGGCGCATCCGTGGAAGTCGATCTGGACAAGCTGAGTCCGGTCGTGCCGCCGACCCCGACGCTGGGCCCCGACCTGGCGTTCTGGGGCCGTCCGGTCCTCGAGACGATCGGCACCGACGGGGTGGTGCTGCACCGCGTGCCGCTCAACCCGGTCGGTGGGGACGCGCGGGGCTTGCGCGTACGTGCTCACTTCGCCGGCCGCGTCACCGCCATGCTGTGGCACGATCTGTGGGTCGATCTCGATCCGGTGAGCCGGCTGGGCCGATGGGAATCCTTGCTGACTTGCGCCAACCCTACTGTCGGCAGCCCGACCTTCACCGCGCCCTACACCTACCGGCTCTCCTGGGAGGCTCCGGACCACGTAACCCTGCATCAGGCTGGCCCAAAACCGGCCATCCTGATGCGAGCCGGCGACCTGATCGCCCAGGGCCAGACTCGCTGCTGCTACGGCAGCATCGGATGGACCGGGAGTGACCTGGGCTCGTACCTGGTACTGGCGCAGTCGTCGGTTTGGGCGGCGGACCTCACGCTGAGGTCGCCAACGGGGCAAAAACGGCCGCAGATGGGCAATTCGTTCGCCCCCATCCCCTGGGCCAACCGGCTCTTCGCGCGAACCCTGGGGCTCCTGGACGGCTCCTACGAGGTCGATTACGAGATCGGCTGGGTGCCACAATCCGGTAGCACCGGTTCGGTTGAGGACATGGGCTACGCCAAAGGGGGGGAGTCGGTGGTCGAGCCTGGGGCGGTGGCACCGCGCTATCACACCGCCTTGCGGTGGGGCGCACGGCCATGCCACTGGCTTGAGGCAGACGGGAGCCTGCTGCGCCGCGACCAGCACCCGCAGCTCGTGCTCTACGCTGGCCAGCCTCACTGGCACCCAGGCGTAAGTCCTGACCGGCTCGGGCTTGAGCGCCTACCGTCCGGGCTGGACACACACGGCTGGAGCGGCCCAGACGCCTCGCACAGCTCGGCCAACAGCCTGTGGTATGCCGCTGCCGCGACTTGCTCGCCCCTGCTGCACCGGCTCGTCGAGCACCGCGCGCAGAACCTGTTGTTCTCTGAAACCCTTGACCCGGCCTGGTCAACCACGAGCCCAGGCGAGAGTCGAGCCCTCTACTGGAGCTGCCTCACCTACCTGAACTGCTTGCGGCTGCTACGCGACGAGGCGCTGAAGCGCCGGCTGCTCACCCATTTGCTGCAGCGTATCGAGCAGGTCTACCTGCCCTGGTACCAGGACACCGGCGGCATCCTCTACACCTACCCGACCTCGGACCGCCGTGGTGGAATTAGCCTGGAATACCCCGAATGGATGAGTTGCTGGCAACAGGCCGGTGGTGCGTTCGGACTCTACCTGATTGCGACTTGCCGTGAGGTGCGGAACGCACGGCCTGACCTTGCGGACCGGCTGCTCGCGGTCGCGCGGCAAGCCGCGTTCTACAGTGTCGACCGTGGTATCACGGACGCTACCGCCGACGTACCCGGTGCCACGCCCGGCGGATTCGTCGTGTGGGACACGATCGCGGTGCGCGCGGATCGACAGCCACTGACCGCGGCCGAGATGGTCGAGGGGCGGGGCGCGCACTACAGCGGGTTTTTCCGCGAAGCGTGGGTTCCGCTGGCCGTTTGGACTGCGGCGCGGGAAGGACACGATCGCGCGCGCCGCATCTACGGCGCGATGTACGCGGGCGCGGTCAACGGCGCGAAAGACCTGGCGTGGATGCCGGAGCTCACGTGGTCTGACTAGGCGGGTGCGGCTGCCCTTCGAGTCGTGCGATTGCCAGCTTGATCGCAAGTCGCGCGTTCCGCAGGAACGTGCAGGCGCTCGCGGCCGCCATCCAGTCTTTGCCGCGCACTTGGCGCAGCTCCTGCTGCACGTCGTCGAGCAGGCGGTCGATTCGCTGCAATTGGTCGTGTGGGCTCATGGTGTGGTGTGGTCAATCTCCGATCCACCCGCCGCCTCTTGCTCGTCCCGCTCCCACTGTGTTGCGTACGCGTCGGCTGCTCGTTCCTGCTCCAGCAACAGACGGCGCGCTGCGGATTCGGCCGAGGCGGGCGCGTGCTCGATGATGTGACCGTCGTGGAATCGGGACGGCCCGTGCTGTTCGAGTTCGATTTGCGCTGCTACCCACTGGCGCGACGACGTGTCGTAGTCGACTACGAGCGCGTCATCGTCGAGCTCCAGGTCAGACTGCACGTCACGCAATGCGGTCAGTAGATCAAGCAGTGTGGCCCTCACTTCTGGGTCGGGCCAATGCGCGACCGTAGCGTGATGGGGGATGAAGTCACGGTGCAGATGGTGGATGGTGGCGATGCCGAGCTGGCAGAGTCGATCCGCAAGCGTGCCATGCAGGTGTTCTTTCCTCATTGGATTGAGAATCCTCTGAAGGGAGAAAAAGCACCCCGCCCGGGAAAAGACGATGAGCGCGCGGTCCTCCGGGCGGGGCGCAGAGGATGGGCCGCGCGCTGAAAGTCATCGATCGTACAGTCCTGAGCGATCACCTGTCAACAGTTCCGAGCATCCGCATAAAGGTGTGCGCACGCGGCGCAGTGGTTTCGGTTGTGTCATCGTCCTTTACCTCCAAGTGAGAGAAAAGGGCCACACGTCGACGAATGCGGTACGTCCGCGCAGGTCGTCGGGCAGGATGGCCACGCGACCAGTCGCGGCCGGCAGCCCGAGTGCTTCGAGAACGAGCCGCGCCCGGGCGCGGCCGCGCAGACTGAAGACAAGCGAATCCCACGCTGCCATCCGGCCGACGTGCGGACCGTCCGCGACGGTCAACCGAAGGCGGGATAATCATGTGTCATCGTCGCAGAAACACGAACAAGTAGCCGCTGCCGTCATCCGGGCATGACAGGATGCGCACCGTAGCGCCTTCCTCGTCCGTGCCCCTGATGATGCGGGCGTGAAGTTCCATCGCGGCGGCTTCATGGCAATCGCTGCCACACAATTCGTACGGATAGCCGATCGTGAGGCGGAACCCTGGCCGATTGCCATCGCCGACGGACCATGCCTTGATTCGTGCGCCTCTGGTGTTGGTGGGGCCGATGAATCTGGTCCGGATGATCCGGACCGGCGTAGCTACACTACAGAACTTGGTATCGGTTTTCGTCGTCATGTCATCCTCTTGCCCTCTTTTTTCGGTCGCACCATCGCGGCCGGCCCCTGGGCCAGGGGTAGTGTCCCTGATGCGCTCAGGGGGGCGGATCAGGTCAGGCTGGCGGGGTGTCCTGGATCGTGGAGCAGCCGCCGCCCGATTGTTCGTTCGGCTGCTCCGGTGCTGCCGCCTTTTTGGCTGGGCGTGTCGCCAGCCTGGCGCGCTCGAAGTCTTGGCCGGTGTCCAGCAGCAGCGCGATGGCCATAGCGCGATCTTCGGAGATGGCGCCCTGCTTCAGGGTGCCGGTTTTGCCCGACCACCATACGATGATGTACTGCCGCTCGCCAGCGGCTTGGACCTCATAGAGTCCTGTCCCGACCTCTACACATTCGGTCCACGTGCCGCGCCCTCGCTGTCGCGCGCGGAACATCGCGGTCTTGTCTTCGGCCACTGCGGTCAAAAACGACCGATCGTAGATGTACTCGGTGTCGGTGCCGGTGATCCTGGCGATGTAGCTATTCCCCGATCGTCGGCCGGAGTAGCCGACATGCTTTTCAACTCGCAGGGTGATTGTCTTGTTTTCGTCCATCGTCTTCATCCTCTAGTTAAATCAATCTCCAGTACCCACCGACCAGTATCTGGATCGCGCGTGTATCGTATCAATCGCTGCGATTCGCCGACCCAGTGTCGACCTTGCCTGCGGTCCGTATGCAGCACGTAGCTGTACCAGTCAGTACCGTGCTGATGGTCGGTACGGTAATCGCGGAGGCACGCTACGTAGACTCGTGTATGCGGGTTGCGCCATTCGCGGCGCGCGGCCGTCAGCGCGCGCTCAAGCGTACGTCGCGCGCCCGGGCCGTGCATCCGGACAGTGTACCGTGGTAGCGGTACCGCATGCGCAGCGAGTCCGACGGCGGCGCACAGGTGCTCTGCCGCGCCAGGCAGGTCGAGGTGTACTGCGGCACGCGCGATCAGCTCGTCGGCCAGGTGATCCTCTGACCCGTACCCGGCCGCATGCCGGATTTCGTAGTATGTCGTCGTCATCGTCCTTTACCTCCAAGTGAGAGAAAAGCACCCCGCGTCATGGATGGGTACGACCGTCATCGTGATAGCGCCCCGCTCATCGCCGAGGGTCACGATCTTTTGGTTGCTCATGTCTCTTGTCTCTAGCGCCGGAAGAACCGCCGGCTCGCGGTCGCACGCGCGATCCTGCGCGCGCGCACCTATTATAGCGGCGCGGACTACAGAGAGTGCAGCCAAAAATCGCAGAAAGTATAGCTGGCGATCACATATCGTTGTACGAGCGAGACTTGTGGATTTGTAACATCGCTCACCTGGCCGGACCCGGCCGTGACGCTCTCCCAGGTCCCGGTCCCGGACCCGGCCGTGACGCTCTCCCAGGTCCCGGTCCCGGACCCGGACGGGCCGTGACGCTACTACCGGTCCCGGACCCGGACGGGACGCTCCCCCAGGTGCCGGTCCCGGACCCGGACGGGCCGTGACGCTCCAGGTGCCGGACCGGCCGCCGGTCAGGACCCGGACCGTGATGCTCCTACCGGTGCCGGACAGGCCGGCCCAGGTCACGCTCCCGGACGTCACGCTCCCGGTCCCGGACGCTCCTCCCTGCGGCTATCCCCATCGATCGAGGTGCGCGGCGCAGCCGCCCACGCTACCGGGCGTGACGCTCCCAGAGTACAGTCCCAGTAGTGTAATTTCTGCGAAATCCGTCGCAACGCGACCACGCCATCGTGGCGCCTACTCACTGCGCCGGCTAGCCTCCGTGGTATCGGCTCACCGACCCGACACGATACGTCCACGGACACGACCCCGGACACGTACACTCACGTACCCACATGCGCCGACCACGAGGCCGACCGCGCACACCAGTCCCGGCCGATGAGTCCGATGCACTCCTCTCCTGGATCGCGGATGGCGGCACCCTCACCGAGTGGTGCCGCCTCCATGGCCGAGCACGATCCACTATTACTCTTTGGAAACAAAAGAGTTACGATTACCGCGAACGGTTCGCCCGCGCGCGGGAGCAGGCAGCCCACGCACTAGTCGACGAGGCCCAGGACATTGCCGATGCCGCGACGCCTGAAACCGTTGCGGTAGCTAGGCTTAGGTGCGAAATGCGTTGGAAACGCGCTGCGTGCTTTTGTCCGCGCGCGTACGGAGCCAAGGCGCTGGCCGGACTGCTACCGGACGCTCCCGAGATGCTGTCGATCAGCGAGGTCGATGCGGCTCGTCAGATCGACCTGATCCTAGCCGCAGCTGAGCTACGTCGGACGCAGACAGTACATCTGGCGGGTCTGGAGCGCGAGAGACCTCGCATTACGGTAGGTACAGAGGGTACTGGTACGGGTGCAGAGCAGGGCGCAGACCCGGCCGGAGCGTGACGTCACCGGGCGCAGACCCGGCCGGAGCGTGGCGGGAGGGGGGGGGCACCCCAAAACACGCGCGTAGTACGAACGAAACCGCCCCCCCGTGTTTTGTGGTGATTTTGGGTTAAGGGTCTAGTCGATTTGGTGATAGGCGTGGAGTGGTGGGGTGGTTGTGGTGGATGCGGGCAGTTTTTTTAAAAAAAGCTGAGCGTATTGTGGCAGGTTGTAGTGGTAGGTTGTGGTGTACGAGGTGTGAGCAGACGAACGATATCGAGTGAGACGCTAGCCGGGTTGACGGCGGAGGAGCGGGCGCGGCTAGCGAAGTTAATTGAGGCAGCGAATCCGCCGGTATGGGTACCGTTAGCTGGGCCGCAGTTGCAGGCGTATGAGAGTGAAGCGGACGTATTGGGTTTTGGCGGGGCAGCTGGAGGTGGGAAAACGGATTTAGCGGTTGGGCTTGCGCTGACGCGGCATCAGCGTGTGGGCATATTTCGGCAGAACGGGACGGAGTTGGTGGGGATAGTGGATCGGATTGCGTCGATTTTAGGGACGCGGGAGGGTTATAACGGTCAGGAGCGGTTATGGCGTTGGCATAGGAAGCGTGACAACGTGGCGGTGCAGATTGAGTTGGGATCGTTTCCGGTACCGGATGACGAGCGGAAGTATCAGGGGCGGCCGCATGATTTGCTGGTGTTTGACGAAGCGAGCAACATGCGGGAGTCGAGTGTACGGTTTCTGCTGGGGTGGTTGAGGACGACGGATCCGCGGCAGCGTTGTCGAGCGTTGATGACATTCAATCCGCCATCGGATGCTGAGGGGCGGTGGGTGGTGCGGTATTTTGCGCCGTGGTTGGACAAGAAGCATCCGCGGCCTGCGGCACCTGGGGAGTTGCGTTGGTTTGCGACGATAGATGGGCGTGATGAGGAGCGGGAGAACGGGCAGGAGTTTGAGTATCGTGGTGAGAAGATCAGGCCGATTTCGCGGACTTTCATTCCGAGCAAGATATCGGACAATCCGTATTTATTGGGGACTGGGTATATGGCGACGTTGCAAGCGTTGCCGGAGCCGTTGCGCAGTCAGATGTTGCACGGTGATTTCGAGGCCGGGCTGCAGGACAGTGCGTTTCAGGTGATTCCTACTGCGTGGGTGGAGGCGGCGCAGGAGCGGTGGCGGCGGCCGCAGCGGCTTGGCGAGATGATGAGCATTGGGGTTGACGTAGCGATGGGTGGTAAGGATTTGACGGTGATTGCGCGGCGGCATGCGAGTCCTGAGGGGCCTTGGTTTGACGAGCCGATTGTATATTCGGGTCAGCAGAGTGTGGACGGGCCGACTGTTGCGGGGTTCTGCATGGCAGCGAAGCGGGATGATGCGCCGATTCACTTGGACTTGTTCGGGGTCGGGGCGCAGCCGTACGGGCACTTGATGGCCATGCATCAGCACGTCATCGGGGTGAACGTGGGTGAGCCGGCTCGAGGGTTGACCAGTGATGGGCGCGTAGGGTTTCGGAATCTGCGGTCGGAGTTGTGGTGGCGGATGCGCGAGGCGTTGGAGCCGGCCAAGAACACGGGGTTGGCGTTACCGCCGAGTCGTGAGCTGCTGGCGGATCTGTGTGCGCCATGGTGGAGCATGAAAGGCAATGTGCTGCAGGTAGCGAGTCGGGATGAGATCCGGGAAAAGACTGGGCGGAGTCCGGACTACGGCACGGCTTACGTGCTGGCCCTGATGGACACGCCCAAGCAGACCGGTTTGCCGATCGGTAGGTCCAATCGGGAATACGATCCATACGCTGGAATGTGAGCCTAGGGGTAGGACCTGTGGCATGCCCGAGGTGCGTGCGCAGATCCGGATTCTGCTGGACCAGGTCGATACTGTCAGGTCCAGGGCAGACGAGTTGATGCGGCAGCATTGGGAGGAGATCGCGCTGAACAAGAAACTGATGCGGTTGGATCCGGACTGGCATCGTTACTACATGCTCGAGGAACAGGAACTGCTCATGACGCATACGGTGTGGGCGAACGAGCAGTTGGTCGGCTACAGCTTGACCTTCGTGATGCCGCACCTGCACTACAAGCAGTTAATGTGTGCACAGAACGACGTGATCTTCATCGCCAAGCCCTACCGTGGTATCGGTAAGGGTTTGATCGCGCGGGTCGAGCAGGATGCGCGTAACAAAGGCGCTCGGCTGATGCTGTGGCACAGCAAGCCCGACACCGCCCTGAACGGACTCATGCCAAGGATGGGCTACCGTGTCCAGGACATCGTGCACAGCCGGGAGTTGTAAACAGATGGGATTTGCTGCAGCAATCGTTGGTGGGGCGTTGATCGGAGGATCTGTTTACCAGGGTCAGCAGCAGGCCAAGATTCAGCGGCAGGCATTGCGCGCACAGGAGCAGATGCAACGCGAGGCTGCGGCACGAGCTGCCGCACAACAGCGCCGTGCCGAACAGGAACAGGCGAGGGTAAACCGTAAGCGGGTAGATCCGGGCACGCTGCTCACGATCGAGCAAGAAGCCAGCAGGCGCGGCGTCGGCTCGACCATGCTGACTGGAAGCGCCGGTCTGCAGGGATCGGTCGGCAAGCTGGCAAGCATCTCGCTGCTTGGTGGAGGCGGATAACTTGATCTACGATTTCCGCAACCCGCAGGACGTGCGCACTGCGCTGCTGCATCGGTATAGCGCGTTGAAAACTGAGCGCAGCAGTTGGTACACGCATTGGCGTGACCTCACGCGTTACCTTTTGCCACGAAGCGGCCGGTTCTTCGTGACGGACCGGAACCGCAGCGATCGCAGCTTCTACAACGCGATCTACGACAACACCGGCACGAGAGCATTGCGCACGCTCGGTGCCGGCATGATGAGTGGGATCTCGAGTCAGGCACGTCCATGGTTCAGGCTCAGCACGCACGATCCGGACCTGGCCGAGTTCTGGCCGGTCAGAGTGTGGCTCGATGACGTTGCCGAACGCATGTACGGCGAGTTCGAGCGCGGCAACACCTACCGGGTGCTGCACAGCATGTACGAACAACTCGGCGTCTACGGCACGGCCGTCAGCATGGTGCTGCCCGATGCACGCTACACGCTACACCACTACCCGATCGCTTGCGGCGAGTACTGCTTGCAGCAGGACTACCAGGGCCGCATCATCGCGATGTACCGCGAGTTCGAGAAGACGGTCGGCGAGGTGGTGAAGGAGTTTGCGATCAGGAGACCAGACGGCACGCGTGACTTGTCGAACCTGTCGGTCGCGGTACGGACCGCATGGGATCAGCGCCAGCTCGAAAATCCAGTCCAGATCCTGCACGTCATCGAGCCGCGCGCTGATCAGGATCGTAACTTGGACAGTCCGTTCGCGAAGGACATGCCATGGCGGAGCGTGTTCATCGAGCTGACCAGCAACGACGAGAACAAACTGCTGCGCGATTCTGGGTTCAACAGGTTCCCGATACTGGCGCCGCGCTGGGTCGTAGACGGAGGCGACGTCTACGGCACGAGTCCCGGCATGGAAGCGCTCGGTGATATCCGGCAGCTGCAGCAACAACAGCTCCGGAAGGGGCAGGCGATCGACTATCAAGTCAAGCCGCCATTGCAGGTGCCGAGTAGCCTGAAGAACCGGGATGTCGAGGGTTATCCCGGCGGTATCAGCTACTACGAGCCAGGCATGACCTTGCCGTTCGACCAGATCACGCCGAACGGTGGGATCCGGTCGGCGTTCGAGGTCACGCTGGATCTGAGCCATCTCCTCGTCGACATGCAGGACTGCCGGCAGCGCATCAACGCGGCCATGTACGTCGACCTGTTCCTGATGCTGGCCAACATCTCGGATACGACCATGCGGACCGCGGCCGAAATCGCTGTGCGGCACGAAGAGAAACTGACGATGCTCGGGCCGGTCATCTCGCGGTTGCACAACGAGGCATTGCAGCCGCTGATCGACATGATGTTCGACGAGATGTGGAACCAGGGCAAACTGCCGCCGCCACCGGATGAACTGCTCGGCCAGGATCTCACGGTCGAGTTCGTCAGCATCCTGGCACAGGCGCAGCAGCAGATCGGTAGCACGAACATGGATCGGTTCATGGGCAACGTGATGGCGGTCTCGCAGGTGCGGCCGGACGTGCTCGACAAGATCAACTTCGACAAGTGGGTGGACCGCTACAGCCGTCGACTTGGCGTCGATGCCGAACTCATCCAACCAGACGAGCGGGTGCTTGCAGTCCGGCAGGCCAGGGCTGCTGCGCAGGCCGCGCAGGAGCAGGTACAACTCGGCAACACGCAAAGCCAGACCGCGAAGAATCTGGCGCAGTCCCCGATTTCTGGTGCCAATGCGCTGACCGCGCTGGCTGGTCAGGAGGTCAAAGCGTGATCCGCAAAGGCAAACCGGATCTGTCGCGTTCCGGGACGATGCGCGATCGTCCGTTTAACGAACGTGAACGGTCCGAACGGACCTGGCGCGATAATTTGGTGACCGTGTCCACCCGCCGGTACATCCAGCAAGTTGTGCCAACAGTTACGGGAGGTGGAGGTGGCAGCGGCGAGATCATTGATCTCGGTGCCCGACTCGGTAGCGGCGGGGCGCAGGTCTGTCTCGGGGCCAGGGTCTAGCCATGGGCTTGCTCAAGATCCCGACCATCGCGAGCACGGACCGCAGCAGTTCGACCTGGGCGGCGGCCGAACTGCTCTACGACAGCAACCAATCGCTGGTCTACTACGGCAACGGTGTCGCAGGCGGTGGCGTATCGTTGGCCACTGGGGGTGGTGGTGGCGGTGGCGTTGCGATCTCGGCCGCTGGCAACAGCGTCAGCAACAACACGGTCGTGTTCAGCAACAGCAACGGCATCTCGTTCGGGATGGCCGGCAGTACGGTCACGGCCCAGCACAACGCGCTCACCTCGCAGAGCAACCAGGCGGTCAGCGGGACGAACGGCAGCTTCGCGTTTCAGACCATCACGTTCGGCAGCAGCAACGGGGCGCACTTCTACACTACCAACGGCTCGTTGGTCGTGAGCTATACGGTACCATCTGGTGATGGGGGCGTTGCGATCTCGGCGGCCGGCAACAGCGTCAGCAACAACACGGTCGTATTCAGCAACAGCAACGGCATCTCGTTCGGGATGGCCGGCAGCACCGTAACCGCCCAGCACAACGCCATCACGACGCAGAGCGGTCAGGCGGTCAGCGGCAGCAACGGTTCGTTCGCCTTCGAGACCGTGACGTTTGGCAACAGCAACGGGGCCAGCTTTTACACCACCAACGGTTCGATGGTGGTGAGCTACACGGTGCCAACGCAGTCGAACCAGACGATCGGCGGCTACGCGTTGACCAACACGACTGGCGAGTCGAGCAGTTCGACGCTCGATGCGCGTTCGCTGAGCATCGTCGGTGGCGGTCAGGTTTCGGTCGGATTCAGCGCGGGCCGGTTGCTGATCTCGACGCCGACGCCGGTGATCCCTGATTCGACGATGGGCATCTATGCGCTGAGCACGGCCAACACGACTGGTCAGTCGAGCAGTTCGACCGCTGACTACCGTAGTCTGTCGATCTCGTTCGCCGGGATTGCCAGCGGTGGCTGGAGCAACGGCAGCCTGTTGATCTCGGTGCCTGCCGGCGGTGGCGCTGGTTTCTCGGCCGGCATGTCGACCGACGGCAACACGGCTGGCAGCGAGGGCACGGTCAGTCAGCGCCTCGTGCTGGTCGGATCACAGGGCGTGAGCCTGTCGCAGTCGACCAACCTTGGCAGCGCCACCCTGACGATCTACGGGCCGGCCAAGGCGACCACGGTCACGCCGGTCAGCAGCGTCAACGCTTCCGGCACGGTATCGACCCGCTACGCGTTGGAGGATCACGCGCATGCCGGCCTCAACATCGTGTCGATCGTCGGCAACACGTCCGGCACCACTACGGCCGGTGCCGGCAGCATCGTGCTAGCGGGTGGACCGAACCTGACCATCAGTTGCTCGACAGCGGCTGGCGGCATGACCGCATCGTTCAGTGCGGCGGCAGCAGGTGGTGGTGCGACCCGCTCGTACTACGAACCGTATGCCAATCGGTTGAACGTTGTCGGACAGCAGGGGCAAGGCACCCTGCACTTCAATCCGATGCCGTTGGATGGCGCGATCCAGTTCGATCGGCTGGTGATGCTGATCCATAACACCAACTCCAGCAACAGCAGCGGGTCGCACACGTTGTCGTTCTGGGGCGGTATCTACACCAAGAATGCATCCTCCCTGTCGTTGCTGGCCAGCGCTTCTCAGTCCATGGCGCTCACCCACAGCGGTACGGTCGGTAGCTATTCGCTCTACAGCGGCATCCGCATGTTCACGATCGGTCTCACCACGACCCTGACGGCTGGTGACTACTGGCTGGGCATCCTGTCGCGCACGACCAGCGGCGGTGCCAACGGTACCTACTCGCAGGTGCTGGCATCGGCGTTCTCCAGCACGGTGCTCGGACATTTCAGTAGCAGTCACAACACCACCATGCAGTTCCATCTCGGGCGTGGCATCTATACCGCTACCACCAGCGCGATGCCGGGCTCGGTCGGGTTCAATCAGATCCGCGGGTCGGACGTGATTGCGATGCGTCCACCCATCGTCTTCTTCGCCAGCAGCACGGTATGACCGACATGCTCACGATGGACAAGGTGACCGACGCTGTGCAGGGGCTCGGTTTCGAGCGCATCGAGCACATCCCAGGCTCTACCTTCCGCGACAACTCCACGATCATCGTGATCCCGACGCGCGGGATGATCCATCACAAGGTGGTGCAGGCGTGGCAGAACCTGATGGCGCCGATGAACCAGAAGCGCGGCATCATGTTCGCTTCCGGGCACGAAGTTGGCCGGGCCTACGATGAACTGGTCGAACGGATCCTGGTCGATCCGGTGCTGAGCAAGTGGCAGTACATGCTGACGCTGGAAGACGACAACCTGCCGCTGCCGGACGCACACATCCGGTTGCTCGAGTCGATCGCGTGGGGTGACTTCGATGCGGTGTCCGGCCTCTACTGGACCAAGGGCGACTACAACATGCCGATGGCCTATGGTGATCCCGAGCACTACAACCGGACCGGCGAACTGGAGTTCAAGCCGCGGGACGTGCGGCAGGCGTTGACGCGCGGCACGGTCATGCCGGTGAATGGCATCGCGATGGGCTGTGCGCTGTGGAAACTCGACCTGTTCCGGCGCATTCCGAAGCCGTGGTTCCAGACGTTGTCGGACTGGACACCAGAGAAGGGCGGTGAGTGCGGCACGCAGGATCTGGTGTTCTGCGGCAAGGCCAAGCGGGCCGGTGCCAGGTTCGCGGTCGACATGCGAGTGAAAGTCGGGCATCTCGACATCAACACCGGAATAGTCTACTAGTCACATGACGCAACTTGCAGTCGCATCATCGACCGACAAGGTCAAGCTCGACCTTGCGTGTGGGCAACGGCCGAAGGAAGGGTTCAAGGGTGTGGATCTGTACGCGCCCGACACCGAACACGTCGACTTGTTGAAGTTCCCGTGGCCGTGGCCGGACAGCAGCGTGGATGAGCTGTACTGTTCGCACTTCCTGGAGCACATCGACGCACGTCGGTTCGAGGACCGAGACCTTGCGCAGCCTGGCGCTATCGATTTGCTGGCCAGATTCAGCGGCAGGGACCTGCTCTGCTGCTTCATGGACGAGGCATGGCGCGTGCTCAAGCACGACGGCGTGTTCAACATCGTGGTGCCGAACGCGCGCAACAACCGAGCGTTTCAGGATCCGACGCACCGCCGGTTCTTCGTGGCCGAGTCCTTTCTCTACTTCAACCAGGAGTGGCGCAAAGCCAACCAGCTCGAGCACTACCTCGGCAACTGTGATTTCGGCGTCGAGGTCAACCACACGATGCTGGCGGAGCTCGGTACGCTGCATCCGGAAGCACAGGCGCGGCGGTTCAACGAGTCGTGGAACGTGATCTACGACTGGTGTGCGAGGCTGGTCTGCAAGAAACCGAGTGGCTAGCAACATGCCGACCATCGACGAGAAGACCACCTTGCGGATCCGGCTCGGCATCCTGCTGACGTTGCTCGGTACGGTGGTTGGCGTGACCTTGCAGTTCGCAGCGGTCCGTAACTCTGTCGTGATGATGGAGACCAGGCTGGCATCGCTCGATGCCAAAGCGACCGAGCACGGCAAGCAGATCGGCGAGGTCATCAACCAACTGAACGGTTTCAACCGGGCGCAGGCGATTCTCGAGACCGTGGTCACGTCGCACGGCCGCAAGCTCGAAACACTGGAGGCCGAGTTGCGCACGCTGCGCGGGCGCTAAGCATCCGGAGTACCCATGATGAATGTCGGAACGCACCCTGGCTTGGCTAACCTTGCTGTGCTGCCTGCTGCTGCTGGCGGTGATGGCGTGGGGAGCCTTGCAGGTGCGGGATCTGGCAGGAGAATGGCAACGGCGAAACGAACTACGGAGTACCGAACACATGAGCATCACGACCCGCGACGTCGAGAATTTGTCCGGCACCAAGGCCGACATCACCACCACCAAGCTGAGTTCCGAGACGATGGACGAATGGCTCAGCCGGCATCTCGAGGCAGTGGTGAAGTGGCGCAACACGACTGGCTGACCAGCACGAGGACCTGACCATGAAACTGTTGACCTACCTGTGTTGTTTCCTGATCGCGGTGCTGCCGGCTTGCGGCGTGCTCACGGCCGAGCAGAAGGCGAGTGTGCGGCAGACCGTGCAATCCGAGTACGAGGCCGGCACGATCACGGCCGCGCAGCGTGATGCTGCGCTCGAGGCGCTGGCAAGCGACCAGCCGTTCGACTGGACGACGCTTGGCGTGATTGGCGCGAACATCGCGTTGGCGCTGATCGGCGGGCCGGCGATCGTCCGGTTGCAGCGTGGACGGCCGACGCAGAAGGTCGGTCTGCCGGCCAGCAAGGTCTTGTCGTGAGCTTGTCCTGCTGGCTGCTGATACTGCTACTCGGCAGTGCCGTGCTGGTGCAGTGTTACGTTTGGTGGCGCGATGCGCGCCGGTAGGCATGAATCTGGAAAGAGCGGACCGCAAAGCGGAATACGTAGTCTACCGTATGGTCCGGACCGTGAGCGATCACGATCCCTACGACCTGGACAGCGCGAGTCAGCGGCAGGAAGAGCAAGTCCTTCGCTGCCATCTCGAGCTGACTCTGGCAGAGCGCGATCTGGTCTGGCTCATGTCGGGACCGAGGGGTCGGCGGATTGTCCGCCGTATTCTGCGTGATGCCAGACTGGACGAGAGTTCCTACCATCCCAACGCGATGGAGATGTCGCGTCAGGAGGGTCGCAAGGAGATCGCCCGTGGCCTGCGCCAGATGATCGACCGCCTCTGTCCCGAACTCTACGTCAAGATGCAGCAGGAAACCGATGACAGCAATGCAGATCGGGCAGCAACCCGAAGCCATCAAACAGCCTGAGGTAGCGTCGCCCAAGCAGGAGCCGACTCCTGCCGTCCAGCAGAGCGAACCGCAGAAGCCGGAGGCTCCGAAAGCGCCTGCCGAGATCGTCTACGATCTCAAGACGCCGAAGGAGATGCCGGAGGGGTACCAGATCGACAGCAAAGTCCTCGAAGTCTATCGCGACACCGTCAAGGAATTGAAGCTGTCGAACGAGCACGCCCAGAAGGTGCTCGACAAGGTCATGCCCGTGATTGCACGGCAGGCCGAGGATCTGCAGCAGAAGCAGCGAGCCGAGTGGGCCGAGTTGGCGCAACGCGATCAGGAATACGGAGGCACGTCCTTCGATCAGAACCTGAGGGCAGCGCAGACAGCGGTCAAGCGGTTCGGGTCCGACAAGTTGATCGAAATGCTGGACAAGACCGGCCTTGGCAATCACCCGGAGTGGATCCGCGCGTGGTACCGGGTTGGGAAGCTGATGCAGGAAGATCGGTTTGTAGCAGCCGACAAGGCTGCGCCGCTCGACCTGAATGACGACGCCAGCATGGCGAAGAGGCTCTACGGTAACAACAAGTAGAGCGCGCTACCTCAGAGGCCAACATGCCAAACCTGACCCTTCTTGATTGGGCCAAGCGCGTGGATCCGGACGGCAGTGTCCCGGTCATCGCGAACCTCTTGTCCCAGACCAACGAGATCCTGCAAGATGCAACCTACGTGCAGGCCAATGGCCCGACTAGTCACCGAGTGACGGTTGCGACCGGTCTGCCAACCATCTACTACCGTGCGCTGAACGTCGGTATCCCGACGTCGAAGGCCACGACCGCACAGGTCGACGAGGGCATCTCGATTCTCGAGGCCATCAGCGAGGTCGACATCGACCTGGCCAACCTGAACGGCAACACAGGTGAGTTCCGTCTGTCCGAAGCCCGTCTGTTCATCGAGGCGATGAACCAGGCGAAGGCTACGGGTGACATCTACGGCAACCCGTCGACCAATTCGAATCAGTACCTTGGTCTGGCTCCGCGTTACAGTTCGCTGGCTGCCGGCAACTCTCAGAACATCCTGGATGGTGGTGGCGCGTCCGGTGCGACCAACACGTCCGTGTGGCTGATCTGCTGGTCGGATCAGACCGTGTTCTGCACGTTCCCGAAGGGCAGCAAGGCCGGACTCGTGCAGGAAGACCTTGGCCCGCAGACCGCCTATCAGTCGGCCACGACTGATACGTTTGCGAGCGGTACGAGCCCGACTTTGCGCCTGCGTGTCCTGCAGGAGCGGTTCCAGTGGAAGACCGGGCTGGTGGTCAAAGACTGGCGCTACGCCGTGCGTATCGCCAACCTCGAAGTCACAAGTAGCGGTACCAACTCGCTGCTGGCTCTGACCGGCACGATGGCCCCGACCGCTACGAGTAACCTGCTCCACCTGATGGGCAAAGCGGTGGCGCGCATTCCGAACCCGCGCATGGGTCGGTGTGCATTCTACATGAACGCGACTGCATTCAGTGCGCTGATGCGGCTTGGCCTGGAGAAAAGCAACGCGGCACTCAGCGTCAACAATGCTTTCGGCCAGTTCGGTACGCCCAGCGCCATGCTGAGCTTCATGGGTTACCCGATCCGTCAGTGCGACGCGATCCTCAACACCGAAACCAAGGTGACGTGATCCCAGGATCCACCAAGGAGACCAACCAATGACCATTACCGACACCCTGGTCAAGCTCGATCCCGGCACGGGCGAGACGTTGACGCAGACTCGTTTCGGGTCGACCAAGATCGATCTGCCTACCGAGTATGCCGGACTCGACATCGCGGCTGGCGAACCGGTGACCGTGCATGCTGCCGTCAAGACTGCGGTAACTGGTGCCACGGCGTCTGCGACCGTCGAGATTCAGGCCGTTACCACGCATCTTGCGGTGCCGGCCAGCACGACCGCAACCGTGACGATTGCGGTCACGACCGGTATCGTGACGCACACGGCACACGGGTATCCGACCGGAATGCCGGTCGTGTTTTCGGGTGGTGGCGGCGCGACCGAAATCGTCCGTGGCACCACCTACTACGTCATCAAGATCAACGCTGACACTTACAACGTGGCGTTGTCGCTTGCCAACGCTCTGGCCGGAACCGCGATCGGGACGGCTGCAGCCAGCACCGGCACGGTTACGGTTGTGTCTGTGCCAACTGGTGAGACCGCATTGATTACGGCTGCGACCGATGACAAGATCACGTTGGCCGGGCACGGATTGGCAACCGGAACGCCAGTGCAGATCAACATCGGTGGCGCAACGTTGACTGGCGTAACCACAAACCTGATCTACTACGTGGCCAGGATTCAGGACAACGACAATGCGTTCTACCTGACGACCACGCCAGCCAACGCGGTGTTGACCGCGTACGACCCAACCTCAAATCCTCCGGTCGACATCACGGCGGTGACCGACACAAACGGTGTGTTGACGTTGCACGTGCCGGCCAATGTGGTTGGCACGAGTGGGCCGCTTTACCGTGACATGCTTGCGGCCGGCAGCATCGTGACGTTTCCCATGTTCCAGCGGATGGAGATGTCGTGTTCCAGCGGCTCGCCGATCGTCATTCCGAGACCGGCTGGACGCAGTCTGTGGTGCCGGTTTGTACCGTCGACCGCGGTTACCGCCGGCAAATTCCAAGTCGAACTGACCACCGGTTACCACGGTGGACGCCACGACCATTACCAAACCGGCAGGATCGTGCGCTAACCCTAAGGGCCGCCGCCAGGCGGCCCGCAACAGGAGAACACGACATGATTCTCGACAGCATAGGAATCCTGACCGCGTCGGTGCCGCCGCAAGGATTTCCGTTCGCGGTTTCTGCGAATGGTGCGGTGGATCTTTGGCCGCAGGGCAGTGAACACATCAGTGGTGGCGTTCTTGCACCGTTCAAGGGCAAGCCGCCGTTGATTGGCGATGGCGAGCAACTGTATGTTCAATTCCGCATTGAGTCAGCGTTCATCGTCGGTGGCGGTAGTCCGATCGCTCAGTTCATTGTCGCCCAATCGCTCACTGCTGACGGAACTGCTGGCAACGATACGGTCATCATCGGAACGGCAACCGGACCGTTGCAGCCCAACCTCATGCTTGGTTTCTCTGGGCTTACTGGCGCTACCATTGGTCAGATCGTCGAGGTGCCGATTGGGGCTCCGCACATTCTGAACAACGTGACGGCAAACCCGGACTTTAGTCTGTTCCGGTACCTTCTGATCGCGATCTATGTGCCGAATGAGCAGTCTGGTACCAATTGGTTTTCGAGTGGCTCGATCTCGGCCAAGATTCTGCTCGGTTCGCAACGTAGCGCGCGCACCCGAATCTACCCGGCAGCCTTCAACATCAAGTAGGAGACGACATGGTTCTAGTTCGAGCGAAAGAGCGGTGTTTCATCGACGTGCAGTTGCGCGAGCCAGGTGATGTGTTCGACTACAACGGCACCATCACGGCCAACGGCCCGCTGGTGCTGGCCAGCGA